CAGGTTCAGGTGTTTTAACTTGCGTGGTAAAGCCATATTGTCCCCTTACGCGCTGACCTGGCTGGAGAAATCCAGCAGATACTGATCGGTGATGCGCTGGCGCAGCATCAGGTTTTCCAGAGGTGGTACCGGCGTATAGTCGTAATCGATCGTGAGCTTCCCGGCTTTCAGGGAATCTTTATCGTTTACGGACTCATCCAGCCAGCAGTCGGCGCCGATGATGTAGCCCTGCGTTTTCAGGTTGCGCAATTTGGCGCGAATACCTTCGATAATGTCGCGGGCCAGCGACGGGTTAAGCACGCCATCCACCGCCCACATGTGTGCTTCTGCGATGGTGTCAGCCAGAACTTGCGCGGTGCGGGTGTAGTTTTCAAAGGCAAACAGAGGATCGTCACTGAGGCAGCGGGAACCCCAGAAGCGGAAACCGTCTTTGCGGATCAGCGTGGTGACATCGTTCTGGTTCAGCAGCCCCGCATCGGTTGCCGGGTCCTGCAAATCCCAGAACACATCGGCAGAAATGCCGGTGACGCCGTTCACGCCCACGTTGGACAGGGATTTATGCCAGCCGGTCTGCTCGTCAATTTTGGCACGCAGGCCAAGCGCACGGGCCGAGGCGTAAGCCGTTGCGTCAGCATTCAGCACGGTGTCAAAACTGATGAAATCAGGCCAGATCAGCATCCCCTCGCGCTGGCTGAAATTAGCGCGGTAGGCAATAGCCTCTTCCACTGTTTTGCAGCCGTAGGCTGACAGATAGGCGAACCCGCGCAGACTCTGCGCCACGCTCAGCAGCTCAGTGGCAACCGCCTGCGTATCATGCCCCGGCACGCCCAGAATGCGCGGCTTAACGCCGAGCTGAGACTGCGCAGATAACAGCGCTTTCATCCCCGTTTTTTTACCGTCAGCTGTCACGCCGCCGATAATGTTGGAGGTTGTCTCCGCTTCGGTTTCGCCCTGCGCAACGCGCACAACTACGGTAACGGGTTTAGCCTGGTCGGCAATGGCATCCAGCGAACGGGCCAGCGTGCCGGACTCGCCTGCTTTACCGCTGGCGGTCAGCACGTCGGTAAGCAGGACCGGCTTATTAAGTGGGAACACAGACGCATCTGCATCATCGCCGGTACAGACCATACCGACAATTGCCGTGCTTACTGTTGAAATTGGTCGAGTGCCATCGTTGACCTCAACGACGCGCACACCGTGGTAGTAATCCTGAGCCATAAGTCAGTCTCTCCGGTTTACAGGGGGTGTGCATATGTTCTGGTTGATAGGCGCGCGGCGCACGCGGCAGGATATGTGTGAGAGATGGTACAATTCAGGGAGTATGAATTTGCATTTTGGCTTAGAATGAAGAAAACGATGGGCATCGCCATCCCATGCTGTGTTAGCATCAGAAAAAATTTAACCTGAATATGACTATGAACATCAGAAATGACCTTCACGGATTAACGATATTCCGCTTTGTTGCTGCTTTCTATGTATTTTTATTCCACTGTAATCTCAGATATAAGGCTGATGTCTCTGACTGGCTGCAGTCTATTATCAACAATGGTGCTATCGGGATGTCTTTCTTCTTTGTTCTTTCTGGTTTTGTCATGGCATGGGCATCAAGACATGGCATGAAGGATAATTACTATCGTTCCCGAATCGCCAGAATATTCCCCGCTTATCTGATCATGGGATTAATTACAGCCCCTTTTCTTTTTGAGTACAACATAACGCAAATCTCAACATATATTTTATTGTTTTTAACTACTGCGCAGTCATGGTTTCCGGATAGTTTTAGCCAATGGAACTTCGGCGGTTCCTGGTCCGTTTCAACCGAAATGTTTTTTTACTTTGTTTTCCCACTCCTGTTGCCAGTGATTAAAAAAAGACCGGTTGCCGCATTAGGTATTGCAGTATTGATATCATCAATAATCATACCAACATCTATGATACTAACTAATAGCGCTGCTTTTCCTCGTTATTATGTCAGCCCTATTCATCGTCTGCCAGAATTTGTCGCAGGAGTAGCCATTGGTTGTATCTTCTCTCGCGGCTTTCGCATTACCAAACTTAACAACACTCTGTTTATTCTTGCTATAGCTTCTCTATTTTTCATTTCTCCAACCAACAATAATGGCTGGATGCAAAACAACTACATTACATTACCAGCAACATGTTTTGTTGTTTATTACCTCGCAGCCGCGGCAATTAATAAAAACGCCCTTACTTTACCATTGATATATTTAGGAAAAATAAGTTACTCATTTTACCTGATGCAATTACCCATAATGATTTACATAACCAAATATCATGACAGCTTTGCATCATTCCCTACATGGTTTATCTGGACACTTTTGGCCTTCATTAATTTAGTGATGGCTTCGGCTTGCTATCATTTCGTTGAAGATAATAAGACCATTAAATCTTTCATCCTGAACTGGCGACGCAAGCCGAATTCATCTTTAGAGCTAAGCTAACTCAGGTTCTTCAGGCCAAAAAACATCAGGCGCCTCAGATGTTTTTATGGCCTGCAAGTCGCGAATATAATGCATCCATAATTTCAGTTTAACTTTGTCCTCATCACTGATGAGAGCGAGTTGTAGCTCAGTCTGCCACAGGCTGATGGTACTCTGAGCAACAGCCAGCAATGCGTTTTTTTTCTGCTCTGCAGCCTTCACCTGAGCATTTTTTTGCATCTTCTCATCTGTCACCCACTCGCTACCGTTCCAGTTATCATAAGGTGTTGACGGTGCTACGAGCGTTATACTGTCGTCATACGCTCCCGGCACAGAAATGACGATCGGCTTGCCTGTTGCCGTTTCATAGGCTAGCTCCCCCCGGTGGTCTTCGATATATTCCCAGAGATTACTGTCCACATTACGGCAAACAGTAAAACCGCATTTTTTCACTGGTGGCGCATCTGTGCATGAGTCGGCAGGGATACCAACCCCAACAGAGAGGTATTCGACTGACTCAGACAGATATTCTCCCGTACAACTGTCATAGTTATAAACCGTGATATCACCGGCTTTTGTGGCAATACCGTTTTTATTTAGTGTCGCTTTAGCCATTACGCCGCCCTCACAATAAAATTGAATGCCACGCTACGTGGGCGAGTTTCTGTTCCACCTGGATCCTGAAATGCAGGCGCTACTGAGCCATCAGGCTGGTTTACGCCATTGGTATAAATTCCCCTTATGCCTGTTTCGACACCAAAAACGGTATTATTCCCGGCTGCACCGCCTGACCCCAAGAAGGGATGCTTGTGTGTTTTGAACTCATCGGCAGCCCAACCGAGTAAATTCTGAGAAGGGTTAACACCGCGTCCGTCGTCATAACCCCGTATGAACTCGCCGCGCATATCCGGCAACACGCCAGACGGGTATGTCACACCTAACTTGCTGTATTTATTCTTATCAAATGGCGCGCCATTCACTTTCAGAAAAACCATGTTTTTCATGTCATCAAACACGTCGCTCGGCATCTGCGCCAGGGGCCATGCGAAAGGAGAGCCAATCATCGGCGCACCGCTCCCCATTCCCAGATAAGCTGCAATACTGGCTGCATCCCCTTTCCCCAGCATCACGCGCATAAACTCACTGATAGCGGTCACTGCCGCCTGTTTATCTCCCGTGAAATAAGGCAGGGTATTCTGCTGCATCACCAGTCCGGCAAAGGCTGTCAGCACTTCGTTCAGCGGCTGCTTACCGTTCAGCAGGATATCAAGACCAAGATTTTTTTGGGCATCCTCTGCGGTTGTTGCTCCGGTTCCACCGGCACTCACAGGAAGCGCTATCACCTGACCGTTATTGACTACCCTTGCCCCCCATGTCCCGTCCTCACGGATCACCAGGCATTTTTTCATGTCAGGTGTATAAAGTACGGTCTGGTTTGGGCTTGTTGGGTTAACAATATTGAAAAGTCCGGTATTCTGTAAAAACTTCTGCTTATCAGGAATATCAGCACCATTCTCGGCTTTTTTAAGCATTCCTGTTGCAACCTGATCGACGTATTGACGGGTTGCAAGCACTACCGATGGATCAATCTTCAGGGTGATATTGTCCGTGCTACTGGTGATCAGCACCATACGCACGGTCTGCGTGCGTCCGCTGCCCTCTGCCAGCTGCGGCTTGTAACTTTCCGGGCAGTTACCGACGGCGATCATCGCGCCGGTTTCATCAAACAGGCCAACCTCACGAATCCACCACCCACCCTCCGTTTCGGGGATCACCTGCTCAGCAATAATCTGGCTGCTGTTCTGCGGATCGATATACAGCATGTTGAGGTCTGCGCGGCGTTTCTCGTTAACCAGGGCCGTTTGTTTTGCATTCGGGGTCGGCAGCACGCCGCCGCCATCGCCCACCGCCATCCTCGTAATTTTCAGCGGGACACCGAGCGCGGCGGCGCTTGCCAGTTTCGCCGCGCCGATATCCGTCAGCAGGGTATAAAATTTTGCGCTCATGGGTTCACTCTCATTGTGTCAATAACATGGACGGCGCCGCCCTCGTAGGCAGTGCCACCGGAAATGATGGTTTCGTTGATATACGGGTAAATTGTGATTTCTTCGCCGGTATAAGTGGCAGCCCCAACAAAATATGGTCCGCTCGTCTGCAGGTTTATGGACATGCCGATCAGATGCCTGCTGCAGGGTTTGGCATCACCAATCAGGCGCTCCAGCTCCAGATAGGTTTCCTCTGTTATGCCCTGGTCCTGCACCCCAATATCCAGGCGAAACGTGCCCGGCGCCTCACCGGTCTGCCACCATTCAATGATGCGGATCAGAAACCCGAACGGCTCCACCACACGCCGCACAGCGCTGGTTGTGCCCTTGTGCTGATGGATATAGAACGCATCCTGCACCACGCGGCGCTTCACGCTCTCCGCCCATCCTTCGTCCCAGCGATCAACCGAAAAGGCCCACGCCAGATACGGCAGAAACTTGACCGGGCATGTTGCCGGGTTCCATAAATCCCGCAGCGGCACCTGCAGATCGGAAATATCGCTGCAGGTCTGAGCGAGGCGGCGCTCAAGCGGCGATGAACCAGGAGGAAGCAGACTATTCATCCGTTCCCCCGTTGGTTACGCTCCATTCCGTACATGAAGCGGCTTGTGTCTTATCCAGCACCACATCAGCGAGCGGCGAGGCCAGCTCAACACGCTGCACACCTTCAACATGCAGCGCGGCATAAATAGCACTGCGGCGAATATCGCGCCCCAGCCTCGTCTGGCTGGCG